GATCGCTCATAATATACACAAAAAAGCCCGTTCATCTTTGTGTAGTATATGACGCACAATTAACTTGATATATATGTGTTTCAGAGTTAATATACACACACCAAAAAGAACGGAGGGCAAACACATGAAGCTTTATTTCACCGATTACAAAGGTGGCAGCTACAGGGAACTCACCCTTGAAGAAGCACGGAAGCACCTGAGCGAAGCCCAGATCGAGGAAGGCCGCGAAGCCATCCTTGCCGATCCCCTTGAAAACGTCAGCTACATGACAGAAGGCGGATTTATCCACTTCGAGCTCGACTAAAAAGGGCGGAAAACGCGAAAGGGACAGGGCTTCGCGCCCTGCCCCGACCCCGCCAAACCGCTGCATTACGCACACAAATAAATGATAGGAGAAAGATTACCATGACAGAAAAGCAGACGAAAGAGCTTCTTCGCATCGCGCGGGAAAAGATCACCACGATGGAAAACCGGACGGATCTGGAGCAGCGTTTCAACGATGAAGAGGACTTCCTTGACATTGCCGTATGGGAACTGAAGGATGCTTTGACGGCGGCCTTCGAGCTTGGAAAAGCAAGCCGGTAAGATAGGAACCGGGGCGCAAACCCGGCGGCACGCGCCCCTTCCAATCCGCTATAAACAGCCCGTAATATACACAAAATGTCCCGTTCATCTTTGTGCAGTATATGACGCATAATTAGCTTGCTATATATGTGTTTCAGAGTTAATATACACACAACAAAACGAACGGAGGAAACAACCATGTGGAAAGAAGGAGTTATCGGAATTTACGGAACACCTTATCATTACTGGATAAAGGTATATGAAGAAGGTTCGGTATTCGGTATCGAAGGCGGCAGGATCTGCAAGCTGACGATCAAGCGGGAAGGCCAAACGGTATGCCGATACGACAGGGGCTGGGATTTGGAACCGGTTGATGAACCGACACAACTGGCTTACGAAATTCTGGTGCACACCGAAAACTGGTAATAAACGAATAACAAGCGGGACACGGGCCGAAAGGCTCTGTTCCTCGTTATGACAGTCGCTTCGGCGGCTTTTTTTATTGGAGGAATTTATGAGAACGGTATTTATTGATTTAACTCAGGATGGGCACTGCAGACATGACAGCATTGATGTCGGATACACCGGCGAACACAACGCCACAGAACTGGTCATTGCCGTGCCGCCTTCAATGGCGGATGAGAGCGAATACCTGACCGCTGTGTTCCTTTCAAACGGGAAAATTATCCGCAGCGAGAAAATTACGGAAACGCAGGAAGACGGAAAGCCGTACCTGACGGGTAATCAGGTACATATTCTGCTCTCCAAACGCCTGACGCAAAGCCCGACGCTGGGGTTGCAGATCGAGGGATATAAAAAGAATAAGCGCGGCACTTCTGTGCTGCTTGGCAAATCTCCGTTTATTTCCTCTCTGCATTTTCATCTTTCTCCGCAGGGTGAGCAGGACGCTGCTGCCGGCGTGGATCCCGATGAACTGTCCGACTTGATGGACTGGTGGAGAAACAGAGAAGACTCAAGCGAATACGATTCTGATGAAATGTCCGAACTTCTGAATTGGTGGAGAAATCGGACAGACTCAAGCGAACAGTATTCCGGCGAGCTCTCCGATCTTTTGGATTGGTGGAGAAACAGGACGGATCAGATACCCGGAGGAATACAGAAATATGAGAGCTATCACCATTTGCCTCGTGACGCTGATGACGGCGATATGGCCTATGTTTTGAACGACTGCGGAATCCCTATCGCGGGAACGGTCGCGTCATGGGTTTACTATGAAGGCTTTAATTTCAAGGACAATCTGGACAGGGATGTTTTACAGCCGCTGACCGAGATAGACCTTGAGGAAATGGAACCGACAGATGTAAAACGCGTCGGGTTTACTTTCCGTACCGACACGGACGAGGATCTTTGCTATTTTATAATGATGTACTACGCGCCTGTCGGTTCGGTGTTCATCTTTTCTCAGTTTGCCTGCGATCTGGATACCATGGAATATTTGTCCTCGGATTATAGAGGCGAGCTGTCATATATGTACTGCGCCGGTGAAGGCGACGTTTCACCTCTGTTCCCCGGAGGTTTTATCGATAGCGAATCCGCATATGTAACCGAAGGCTGGTACAAAGTTAAAGAGACTATTGTGGGCTACAGCTCTAAGGACAGCTATCCCGAACCTATAATAAGATATGTAATCGAACCTATAGAAGGTTGCGATGTAGTAGGGTTGAAAACTCTTAGGAATTGTTTTGTGAAGGTTATAAATGGCGATTACCGAACCTACGAAAAAGAGGTGCTGCCGATGTTTACCGATTTCTTTGACGTCTATGGGTATGAGTATAAGCAGAAAGGTCTGTATCTCGTTGAGGACGATCATTGGGAATCACAGAGAAACATACGGATGATCAACGCGCGGGACAAAACATGGCTCCCCAAGGTTGGTGAAATCGGGCAGATAGCGATTGTGAAAAACAACGCCCGGCTGATTGTACCTCAAAGAGATTATACATATGTTGGCAGTATCTATGACCGGTTATATTTTAATCCGGTGCTTGAGAGCGACGCGTGGATCTGTGACTGCCGCATATCCGGAAGATATGAGGTGCTTAATAATCTATCAGGAGAATATGAACTGTACGATTATGATTCGGGTTTTGATCTGATGGCAAGCGAGAAGAACGGATATGTTTTACTTTCGCTTAATCCGCAGCCGAACAATATGACAAGGGAACATTATTTATATGCGCGGAATAGCGGACAAATTGATATCCCCGCGGATTCTCAGCTTGGAAATTCTGAACCCTGCTCTTTTTGGGCGGGTGAAGGATGGAACAGGATCACAACTCTCGGCAACGGGTATGAAGTGTGGAGAATAGATCCGTTTGTTAACCTGCCGAGCATAATTTTGACCGATACGGACGGGGTGTTCCGCATGGCGATTACGGAATATGACTGTATGTTATCCGATCAGTCCTATGTATCGAAAATGCCGTTTTACAGTAGCGACAACGCAAAAGGCGTCTGGTATTTTGAAGGCGGGCGGTGGAGAAAGTTTGATGCGTAAGCTAAAAAAATATACCCCAACTCGCTTCATGGGGAAAGATTCATATTATGACAAAGACGCCGCCGACCATGCCGTGTGCTTCATTGAGAAATTCTGCCGTCATACAAAAGGAACATGGGACGGAAAACCGTTTGAACTCATCGATTGGCAGGAACAGATTATCCGGGACATCTTTGGCATTCTGAAGCCAAACGGTTACAGGCAGTTCAACACCGCCTACGTGGAAATTCCAAAGAAACAGGGCAAATCCGAGCTTGCCGCTGCCGTCGCGCTGTATCTCCTGTGTGCGGACTTTGAGCCGGGAGCGGAGGTTTACGGTTGCGCGGCAGACAGGAATCAGGCTCAGATTGTGTTCGATGTCGCGCTGCAGATGGTCAAACGCTGTCCCGCACTTGAAAAGCGGATGAATATCAAGGCAAGCCAGAAGGAAATGGAGTACATCCCCACCGGCAGCAAATATAAGGCGCTGTCGGCGGACGTTGCCAACAAGCACGGCTTCAATATCCACGGCGTGATCTTTGATGAGCTGCACACACAGCCCAACCGAAAACTGTATGACGTTATGACGAAAGGCAGCGGCGACGCAAGAATGCAGCCGCTGTATTTTCTTATCACGACCGCCGGAAACGACGTAAATTCCATCTGCTACGAGGTTCATCAGAAGGCGCTGGATATCATCGAGGGCAGAAAGGTCGACCCGTCCTTCTATCCCGTGATATACGGCGCGGCGGAGTCGGACGACTGGACGGATCCGAAGGTTTGGAAGAAAGCAAACCCTTCTCTCGGAATCACGGTCGGTATCGACAAAGTTAAATCCGCCTGTGAGCAGGCCAAGCAGAATCCTGCGGAGGAGAACACCTTCCGCCAGCTTCGCTTGAACCAATGGGTCAAGCAGTCCGTGCGTTGGATGCCTATGGAGAAATGGGACAAATGCGCCTTTGCTGTAAGCGAGGACGATCTGGAAGGCCGCGTCTGCTACGGCGGACTTGACCTTTCCTCCACCACGGACATCACCGCGTTTGTTCTTGTTTTTCCGCCCGCGGACGATGATGACCGGTACATCATTCTTCCCTACTTCTGGATACCGGAGGAAACGCTCGACCTGCGCGTGCGGCGCGACCATGTGCCATATGACCTGTGGGAACGTCAGGGTTTTCTGCAAACCACCGAAGGTAACGTGGTTCATTATGGATACATTGAGAAATTCATCGAGAGCCTCGGTGACCGTTTCAATATCCGCGAGATTGCCTTCGACCGCTGGGGTGCGGTGCAGATGGTGCAGAATCTTGAGAACATGGGCTTCACGGTCGTTCCCTTCGGACAAGGGTTTAAAGACATGAGCCCGCCGACCAAAGAACTTATGAAGCTGACGCTGGAGCAGAAAATCGCCCACGGCGGGCATCCGGTTCTCCGTTGGATGATGGACAATATCTACATTCGCACGGATCCGGCAGGCAACATCAAGGCAGACAAAGAAAAAAGCACCGAAAAAATAGACGGTGCGGTTGCGACTATAATGGCGCTTGACAGGGCGATCCGGTGTGGAAATGATGTGTCGGAGAGTGTATACGATAAACGTGGACTACTAATTATTTAATTGGAGGTAACCAGAATGAGTATTTTCAGCGGTCTGTTTCACTCGCGTGACAAACCTCAAAACAGCACGGTCGGATCCCGTTACGCCTTTTATATGGGCGGCAGCTCATCGGGAAAGTCTGTAACGGAAAGAAGCGCGATGCAGATGACGGCGGTTTACGCCTGTGTGCGTATCCTGTCGGAGGCTATCGCCGGACTGCCGCTTCATATGTACCGATATAAAGATGACGGAGGCAAGGAAAAAGCCATCGACCATCCGCTGTATCGACTGCTGCATGATGAGCCGAACCCTGAGATGTCGTCTTTTGTATTTAGGGAAACTCTTATGACACATCTGCTTCTGTGGGGCAACGCCTATGCGCAGATAATACGCAACGGGAAGGGCGAGATCATTGGCCTGTATCCGCTGATGCCGAACAAGATGACGGTCAGCCGGGACGATCACGGTCAGCTGTATTACACCTATCAGAAATCCCAGGAGGAACTGCCAAAGGACAATAAACAGACTGTGGTGCTGGCTCCGTCAGACGTGCTGCACATCCCCGGACTCGGGTTTGACGGACTGGTCGGATACAGTCCGATCGCCATGGCGAAAAACGCCATCGGGCTTGCCATCGCCACGGAGGAATACGGCAGCAAGTTCTTCGCCAACGGCGCGTCGCCCAGCGGCGTGCTGGAGCATCCCGGCACGATCAAAGACCCGGAAAGACTACGTGAGTCTTGGCAGAACACATTCGGGGGAAGCCGGAACAGCAACAAGATCGCCGTGCTGGAAGAAGGACTGAAATTCACCCCTATCTCAATATCACCTAACGAGGCTCAGTTCCTCGAAACACGAAAATTTCAAATTAACGAAATTGCTCGAATTTTCAGAGTGCCGCCGCACATGGTGGGTGACCTTGAAAAGTCGAGCTTTTCCAATATTGAACAGCAGTCACTGGAATTCGTCAAATACACGCTGGATCCTTGGGTTGTTCGCTGGGAACAGAGTATTCAGCGTACGCTTTTCACACAGGATGAAAAGAAGTCGTATTTTGTCAAATTCAATGTGGAAGGTCTGCTCCGGGGCGATTACCAAAGCCGTATGAACGGCTACGCTACGGCAAGGCAGAACGGCTGGATGAGCGCCAATGACATCAGAGAGCTTGAGAACCTTGACCGCATTCCTGCCGAAGAAGGCGGTGATCTATATCTTGTAAATGGCAATATGATCCCCATAATCGGGGCGCTTCATCAAAACAAAGAAAAGGAGGAAACAACGGATGAAGAAATTCTGGAACTGGAAGAATCAGTCGGACGAAACCGAAGGCACTGAACGTGTGCTGGAACTGTACGGAACAATCGCCGAGGAGAGCTGGTTTGACGATGACATTACCCCGGCAATGTTCCGTGAGGAGCTGTTCTCCGGCACGGGACCGATCACTCTTTGGATCTGTTCACCCGGCGGCGACTGCATCGCGGCATCGCAGATTTACACGATGCTGATGGATTACAAAGACGACGTCACCGTCAAGATCGACGGCATTGCGGCGTCCGCGGCTTCAGTTATTGCCATGGCAGGCACCAAGGTGCTGATGTCGCCCACAGCGACCATGATGATCCACAACCCCGCGACGCTGGCGTTCGGCGACCACACCGATATGTCAAAGGCAATAGATATGCTTTCCGAAGTCAAGGAAAGCATAATAAATGCTTATGAAATCAAGACGGGTCTGCCGAGAAAACAGCTCGCCAAAATGATGGATGAAACCACATGGATGAATGCGAAGAAAGCTATTGAACTCGGTTTTGCCGATGAAATGCTGACAGATGAAAAACGAGCTGTAGGAGATGAAGCCTACGCATTTTCCGCATGTGCGGTAAATGCCTCGCTTATCAACAAACTCAACAAACACATACCAAAAGCAGAAGGACGCCCGGTGGATGAACTTAAGGCGTCTCTGTATAAAAAATTGCTTTAAACAGGAGGATTTGAATTATGACGATTACAGAACTCAGAGAAAAGAGAGCAAAACTGTGGAACACCATGGAGGGCTTTCTTGATACCCACAGAAATGAGAACGGAGTGCTGTCCGCGGAGGATGACGCAACCTACTCGAAAATGGAAACCGACCTCGACGCGCTGACCAACGAGATCAAACGTATGGAGCGCAGGGAGGCAAGAGAAAAGGAACTCAGCCAGCCCGTCAGCACGCCGATCAAGGAAACGCCCGAAAAGCCGCAGGCCGAAGAAAAACAAGGCAGAGCGTCCAACGCTTACCGTGAGGATTTCGGCAGACATCTTCGCGGCAGACCGTTGGTACATAATGTTCTGTCCGAAAGCGTCGATCAGGACGGCGGCTACCTCGTACCGGAGGAATTCGAGCACAATATTATCGCGGGTCTGGACGAAACGAATGTCATACGTTCTCTTGCCAAGGTTATCACTACCCATCATGATCGAAAGATCCCCATTGCAGTCGGACACTCCATAGCCACATGGACGGCGGAGAACGACGCTTTTACCGAAAGCAATCCCACCTTTGGCCAGAAACAGATCGACGCCTTCAAGCTCACCGATCTGATCCGCGTCAGCGTGGAGCTGCTGCAGGATGCGGAATTCCCGCTGGAGGAATACATCGCCAACGAGATCGCGCGTGCGTTCGGTGTTGCCGAAGAACAGGCGTTTTGCGTCGGTACGGGTATAAACCAGCCCACCGGCATATTCACCGCGAATGGCGGCGCTGTGGGCGTCACAACGGCGGCTTCTGCCGCTATCTCGGCGGACGAGCTTATCAGCCTTGTTTACGCACTCAAATCGCCATACCGTCGGAACGCAAAGTTCCTGATGAATGATGCAACGGTCTCAATGATCCGCAAGCTCAAAGACGGCAACGGAGCGTATCTCTGGCAGCCCTCCGTACAGGCGGGCGAACCTGACAAGCTGCTCGGTTACGAGCTTTATACCAGTCCGTATGTCCCGACCGCGGCGGCAGGTGCTTTTACAGCGGCGTTCGGCGATTTCAAGAACTACTGGATAGGAGACCGCGCCGGCAGAACGGTACAGAGACTCAACGAGCTGTACGCCACCAACGGTCAGATCGGTTTCGTTGCCACCGAAAGAGTGGACGGCAAGGTGATCCTGCCGGAGGGTATTCAGCTGCTCAAAATGAAAGCGTAAGGTGATGGCAATGAGTAATGTCAAAAACTACTTTGAACAGGGCGGCAGCGATCTTGTCATCGGCGGAAGGATCACGTTTGAGGAGGGCGCAGAGGTAGTCGGACTTCCGGATACCTCTGTACCGGATTTCCATGTAGTGGATCTCAGCCAGATGTTTACTATGGCGGCAACGGGTATGGGTTTCGATATTACAAGCAGTTTCTCCGCGGAGGAGTTTCAGAGTAGTGCAAACAGCCATACACCGATCCTGTTGAAAGGTGTGCTGCTGAATGGCCATTATTCAGACATTCTGTTAACTCTTTCCCATGGCGGAGAACGGTTTATAGGATTGTTCGGCTTGATCGACAGTGATGAAGGCGATTTTAAATCCATCGCCACCGTTATGGTGTACAAGGACAGCGAATCTGTGGTTCGTTTAAGAATCAACAACAATACCAAACTGCAAACATTACTGAGCGACGAGCCAAGCGGCGAATGAATGGAGGGCTGCGGTGATGAATACATTGCTTGATAAGGTCAAGGCAAACCTGATTCTTGAACATACGGCAGACGATGATTTGCTGAAAGGCTACATCACCGCAGCCGTCTCCTATGCGGAGAGCTATCAGCATCGCTGCGAAGGATACTACACAGAGAATATCATGTCGCCCACAACGGAACAGGCGGTTATCCTGCTGGCAAGCCATTTTTATGAATCAAGGGACGGCTCAACCGCAGGTTTCTGGGGCGATAACCCAAGCGCCTCAAAACAGGTGTGGGAC